CACTCGCCCTTTGTATGCGGCAGGAGCTGCATCAGCTTGAGCTTTTTCTCGGCCTTGGTCGGATCGAACTTGTAGCGGAAGCCCTTCTTGCGACTGGCGGCCAGGTCATCAAAGTGACGTTGCACAGCCTGATGAATGAAACGGCAGGCCGGCACCTTTCCACGCAGCAATGACCGACCCCACGCCATCGCCTTGTCGACGTTGGGGTGGGCAAGTTTGGGCATCAGCTACTCAATAATTTGGCAAACTCGTTGGTTTCCTTTTCCTTGTTGCCTCCGATCAGGCGTGTGCGACTGGCCGGGTCCAGACCGAGCATCGAACCGAAGGTCACCATCTGACGCATCGTCTCGTTAGCCGCGGTCAAGGCAGGGTTCTTCATTGGGCCACCGGTAGCGCCGGTCACCACAATGCCAAACTCCTTGATCGCCTCCTGCGCCATGCGCCAGTTGTCATAGGCGGAGCAGAAGGCCTCGACATTATGCAGATCGGTGATGGCGACGACGTTCTCGCGCAGCAGCTCCGGAACAATCATGTTCCACATCGTGGCGGCCCGAGGGCTGAACCACTCGGGAGGATCCACTTGGGTGATCTTCGAAAACTGGGGCTCGGCGGTGTTCAGCGCACGCTTGCCCGGGTTCCCAGCCAGTGCTTTCTTGGCCGTTGGTTTGGGTTTGCGACCACGGCCGGCGACCGTGGCGGTGCCTCCCATCGCGCAACTCCTGAATTTTTAATTTCGCGGGTGTAAAAAAACGACGGGCAGGCGGTGTCCGCCTCGTAAACCCCTGGACTTTCGACCCTCCCCCCGCCCCAGAACGGTGCATGACCGACGAACGGTCGGGGAGTTGACGTGCCACATCGAGCCTGTGACGTGCTACACAGGGCCACTCACGTGCCACAGCATCCCGCCACGCCTCAGCCGTTGGCGCGTGCAGCCTGCGCCTCGCGCGCCGTCTTCAGCTTGTGGCAGTCGTGATGGATCGCCCTGAGGTTGCTTGGGTAGTCAGTGCCGCCATGTGCCAGCGCTACGACGTGGTCGACCTCAGTCGCAGCACGTACCCTGCCAAGCCGCACGCACTCCTCGCAGCGGCACAGGTAATGATCGCGGGCCAGAATCTGATCTCGCAGCCGGCGCCATGGCCTGCCGCCGCGACCGGAGCCCTGCCTGGTTCCCCACGCCTTGGCCTGATCGAGATGGTCATCGCAGCACTTGGCGTTGCGAGTCAGTGCATTGCAGCCTCTCGCTGCGCATGGCTTAAGCGTTCTCTGCGGCATATGCGCCTTAACGTACGGAGCAGGTCGGCCACTTGCAGCGCGCGAATGCTAAAGCACCGGCGTGGTCGTGATCTTCCGGCATGATCATGGGGAATGGTGGGTAGTCCGGCACTGTGACGTACCAGGACTTTTTCACTTGCTTTGGCTGCGAACGATCTGCGCGTCGACCTGGTCAGCGCACGTGTCGAGCAGCTTGATGGCCTGATCCTTCATCTCCCACACATCGCCGTTGTCACGCAGATCGGTATCGTCTGCATTAACCCGCTCGCATGGGATCAGCTCAGGGGCTTCCAGCCTTATTGCTGTGGTCTTTGTAATCACTTGTGGCTTTGCCGCGCAGGCCGTCAGGCAAAGGCTGAGCAGCCCAATCACGAACAGGTTTGCTGTTGCGCTTGAGATCATCGAATTCCTTCTTGGCCTTTTTGGCCTTGTCTTCGCTGGCTTTAATGCGCTTGCTCAGGTCGGCGGTGTACGCAGCATTACGAGCAGCTTCAGCTTTCAGCGTGGTGATCGTTGCCTGGCTTTCCTTGTTGGCATCGACGGCCAACTGCTTGGCGTCTCGCTCGACGGTGACGGCGCCCTGCAACGTGACGACCTGTATCTGTTGGATCGCGATCAGCAGGCTCATCACGATGACAATTACGATGGCGACTGCAATGGTTCGCAACGTGGAGCCGACCTTGGCTACTGCGACAACGGGTTCGAGGCTCATAGTGAATCCGCCTTGCGTCCGAGGAATCGGATGATCAGTTCGCGGATCGCAGTAACACCGATGAACCCGATGGTGCCGCCGGCGGCGACAGACAGGCTCGACGGCCAGGCCATCCATTCGATGACGCTGCTGGCGGACAGGCTGAGCGCGCCGCAGATCAGCGCCTCGAGCACGACGCGCCATTTGTTGGCTTCTTTTCCTTCGTACAGCACGCGCAATAACGAAATGGTTGCGGCCATGATCGCTCCTTGCCAGAGCGGATTCGACAGGACGAGCCAGACCTGCGCCCAGAAGTCAGGTGATTTTTCAGGCATGTTCGTCGTAGTCCGACATCCGCCCTTTCGGGATCGGGGAAATGGGTCAGCCCCACAGCACTCCCAGCTCGGAGCGATGGGTGTGGCGGGGCTGAAAACGAAAAAGCCCCGGCAAATGCCGAGGCTCGTAACTCTTTGGATATGGTGGATCGGGTGGCTGTTACATCAAAAAACGTTCACCTGGAAAGGCACCATCTGAGCCTTGAAGGTGTTGAACATAAAAGCTTTCGAGAAGGGCTTCGTCTGCGCCTCCTGCCAGAGATGTAGTGCGTCTTTCTTTACGGCCGCTGGCGTTATGTACTTGGGCTCAATGGTACGCATCAGACCGTACGTAGCACACAACATCGCCACGAGATGATCCTGATCTTTGACGCCGGATTCAAAGCGAACGTTGGTGATACGGCTTTCAGCTCCCACGTCCAAAAACACGTCCAGCTTCGAGCCTGCAACATCGATCTGCTGATAAACCACTTTGCCGTTTTTCATGCTGCTCGGCGCCGTTAGTTTCGCAGTCTTGCAATCGACATCATCACCTATGAATTTCTTCATACCGGCTTGGAACGCTTTCGCAGTGAGTTGCAGCCCGGGCTTCTTATCCGGCTTGGTCGCAACGCTGCCGTCGTCAAAATCTGCTGGCAGGAGGTACTCGACGTCATCCGTCTTTTTCTTATCAGCCAAAGCTGAGAACGGTACGGCGATAAAACAAAGCACGAGCAGTCGGGCGATCATGTCCAGTAGGTCCATTATCCATTGATGCCAGATGCTATCAACAAAGTAGGGTGAGCAAAACGACCCGGTGAGTGCCTAGCCGTGAGGAATGGGATGGGACGGACAGGATTCGAACCTGCGGCGGCCTCGGTATAGCCCCGCAGCGGGCACCTTAACCACTCTATCTGCCGGCTCGGGCTTAATCCGAGCACTTCAACCTTAAACCACTCAGTCACCGATCCCAGAAAAACAAAAGCCCAGCGCATTGGCTGGGCTTTAGCGTCGTATCTCATACGCGCAAGATCGACATGATGGGGTTAATTTACGGCCAAACGGCCATCATGGTCAAGCGGCATCGATGAAGATTTGTTCGGCGTCGAAGATGTGGGTCGCATGGATAACGGCCGCCTCCTCCAGCTGCTCGAGCCTCTTATGGATTCCTGCTCTCCAGTTGCGGCGGGTGCGCTCTGGGGAAGCATCCACGTCCCATGTATTCATGTCGTAGAACTCGGCGGGCAGCACGATCATGTCCGTTGAGCGCTTGCCCGCCTGGACCCCCTTGAGCTTTGGGATTGCCCAAGCCGTCAGCGCCTTATAGATGAACAGCTGCGGGGCGGGCGATGAGATGCGGCTCACCAGACGCCCGATCGCGGCGACCTTGTTCGCCTTGTGGGTGGAGTACTTCGCAACCAGCACGTCCCACTGCGCAGACTCCAACTGACGATGCAGCAGCGCGTACAGGCAGCAGTCGTAATCGAACTTGTCACGCGGCGACAGAGTGCTGCCATTGCCACCTTGTCGCAGATCGGCATCAATCAGCTTCTGCCAGGACTGCTTCGTGCTGTTGTCGATGTTGTCAGCGGCCAGCACGCGCACTAGGGTACCCATCACATCTTTGTACATGCTCATCGATCAATCCCCTGTGTAGTTCGTGCCGCCGGCGCCGCGGCGGTTGTTCTGTTCGTATTGTTCGTGCGCGCCGCCTTGGCTGTGCCGTGCCCGGTTCAGCTCAGCGGCCATGTTGCGCAGCTTCATGTTCAGTTGCGGCACCAGGTCTTCAAGGGGCAGCGCTTCACCGGTCGACTGGCAGACCCAGCCAGATCCGCGGCACGCCGTGCAGTCCAGCTGATGGAATATCCCGCTGACAACGCCGTTGCCACGGCAAGTTGCGCACTCCATCAGCGGCTTCAATTCCTTGCGAAAGGCTGGCCCGTGCGACTTCTTCATTTGGCCTCCCGCAACTGAGCCCGGAGCGATTCGTTCTCTGCCTGCATGCGGTCTATGTCGCCCTCGGCCGAGCGCAGGCAGGCCCGGATTAATTTCAGAGTGTCCTCACCGACCTCAAACCGGCACTCAATGCCGGTGATGGCGGCTCGAAGAGCTGTGTTCTCCGCCTTAAGTTTGTCGCAGCGCTCGACCTGGTCGGCGAAATACTCTCGATTGCGATGACTATCATCGGCCGCCCTCTCATGTTTGCCGATCAGTGCAAGCACCGCCTCTGGGCTGGCGGCAACAACGAAGGCCGTATTCGCAGCCCAGTTGTGGGAATCACGGGGATGCATATGAATGTGTTGACCGAAATGATCCGCATCAGTAGCCAACCTTTTCAATTCGGCAAGGGCCGCAATTTCGCCCTGAATACTCATTTTGAAACCTCGCCTTTTACGGATTCTGGATTAGGTCGGAGGCCGCCAATTCCGGGGCCTCTACGGGGTTTTGCGAATTTCCATTTCCATCGCCTTTCCACCCATGAATTGCCGCAAACCCACAAAGGTCTAAACGGTCGTGCCACTTCTGCAAGGCTTCGCGCTTGAGCAATTCGGCATGGGTGTGGATGTAGGTCTGAACGTTGCGGGTCAGGGTGTGGTTCACCAGCATCTCGCCGATGAGGTAGTCGACCCCGAGGTCAGTCCAGGCAGTGCGGGCTAGCTTGCGCAGGTCATGACTCGTCCACTCCCCTTGCCCCAGTCGGGTGAATACGGCACAGCCCTGCCCTTCCGTCATTGGCCGGCCGCCCTTGGAAGGGAACAGGAAGGCACCTTCGTAGCCCTTGCTCATCTGCCACTCCCGGTACCGCTTCAACAGGCCGATCACCTGAGGCGTGAGTGGCAGGCTGTGTTCGCACCGTGTCTTGGTGTTTTCCGCCGGCATGAACCACTCCCCTGTTTCGGAGATGGTGAAGTGGGACCAGCGGGCCTGGCGTGTCTCGCCGATCCTCGTGCCGTGGCAGAGCATGAGCAGGGCAATCATGCAGTCGGTCGGACTCGAATCGAAACCGGCGCTGAGCTGCTCGAGCAGCCCTTCCACTTGCACGCCCCGCAAACGGGCGGCCTTGGGCTTGATGCGGGCCTTGCTGAAGTCGGTGAACCTGAATGCAGCAATGGGGTTATTGGGGATGAGCTTCAACTTCTCAGCCTGCTTGAACGCCACGACCAGAACGCCCCACATCATTCGCACGTACGAAAGCGACAACTCCTCCTGCATGGGCCACATGGCAACACGATCAAGCGAAGACCGGCTTACATCGGCAATCGCCATGGACCCCAAGCGCGGGCGGAGGTGGCAATTGATGGCCGAGGCTGCCGAAGTCCGGCGCTTTTTGGAAAGGCTGCGGTCGCGCGACTGGCGCTCGCCATACCAGTCGAGCAGTTCGCCTACCGTGTGAAGCGTGCCAGCAGCAGCCGACGCGTCAGGATCGACAGCTAGACGCGCATGGACCTGCGGCAGAACCCCGGACAGGGCTTTGAACGTCAGCGACGGGTAGCCCCCGACCTGATTCCACTTCTTTTTCGAGACGAGGTACCAGGTGCCACGCTCACGGCTTTGGTTGAACCGCAGGTAAAGCCCAGGGAAGCGAGGGTCACGCAGGTGCTGGCAGTCACTGTTGGCGGCCTGCCGTCGGATCTCAGCGTCCGAAAATTGAACGACCATGACTTTGCTCATGCAGCCACCACAGTCGGAGCGAGTCGAAGGTAAGCGCGGATCTGCTCCATCGCATCGAAGTGGCCCCGGCAAACGATCGCCAGGTAGCCCTGATCGTTCAGCCGGCGGATCCACGCGTGCTGGCTGGCTGACACCGCTGCATCGTTCGGCGCCGTCGCCTTGAACTCAAGGTAAAGGCCGAAGTAGCCCCCGCGCGCCATCGGCAGCACTAGATCTGGCACGCCCGCTTTAACGCCCTGGCCCTTCAGCTTAATTGCGACCAGTTTGTGACGGAGCCCACCGTTGGGCACGTGATAGATCAGCGCGGCCACGGCCGGCAGGCACAGCTCAAGTTCCTTGATCAGCGCGGCCTGCTCCAGGCCTTCCCGATCCACCGGCTTAGTGCGAGCGGCCTTTGGCCGGAACGACCTCAATTGGCTGCCCCATCCGCTGACCCGCGTGGCGCAGAGAACGCGAACCCGCCGCGACCGTCGTGCAGCACCTTTGCAGTGTTCAGCAGGGCTTTCAGTTGGGACCAGGTCATGCGGCCACCTTCCCTTCGCTCACCAGGATGTCGATGGTCCGCACCATGCCTTCCATGTGCATCGTGCGGAGTTGATCACGGCTAAACTCGGTTTTGCGGCGCGCGTCGACGGCGTCATGGCAGCCCGAGCACGCCCAGGCCGCCTGCAAGTCGTGCGGCTTCAGGCCGGTGCCGCAGCGCGTCCCGGCCATTCGCAGGTGAGCCAGCACCGTGGTTTCCGGGTTTCCATTGCACACGCCCGGCACACGGATCTGGCAGTCGCGTCCGCGCGCGGCCTTGGTGAACTTGGTTTGCTTCACAGGCCACCCCCAAACTGGAACTCGACGACGCGCACCTGGTGCGAATAGCCAAACTCCATCAGCAACACGGCGCAGCAAATGACGCAGATCAGCGCATGGAAAGTCTTCATTCGGCGAGCCCCTGCGATTTCTTTTCGAGCTCGATCAGCAGCTCAATGAAGTGCTTTGCCTTTTCCAGATCGGCGATGCCACCCTTGGCGCGCCAGCGCGTCACGTACTTGATGACGCTGCCCTCGGCGAAGGGAATGCCATTGGCATGGATGAACTCGATGGGCTGAATCTTCAGCGACTTGTAATGGTCGCCGGACACTTGGGTAGTGAGTGCGCTCATGCTGATGCTCCGGCGCGGCGGGCGCGCAGTTCGGCCAAGGCCTTGTTTCCGATATCGGGAGTGCGCCGGGCTTCAGCGCGGGCCGGCAGGGCCAAGGGCATCTTCTGCAGTGGAAGGCCCTCGATCATGCGTCGGCAGGTGATGACGTAGTTGCGCTCGAACAGCTTCATGGCCAGCGACGTTTCGAGGCGGTTGAGTGGTTCAAAACCGCACTCTTTCGCGGTATGCCAGACAGCCTGATGCGACCACCTGCCCTGCCCGGCCATGGATGGGTGAGCGTTGCGGCAGGCTTCGCGGAAAGCCTTCTCTAGCGGTGGGATGCCGAGCATTTCCGGCGTGGGCTGGCACAGCTTGATGAACTTGCCAACGCTCGGTGCGAAGTCCGAGCCCAGCTTGCGGCACTGCTCAATGCCGAAGCGGATCTGCTCGATGCGGGTGATGTTCTCCGCCATGAAAGCTTTGACCCATGTGGCCTTTGCCGCGCCGATGTCTTCCTTGTCAGGCCAGGCCTGCTTCCACGCTGGGAAGATCGCCTTCAGCTCACGGAACAGCTGGTTGATCACGTGGACGGTGCCCGCGTCGATCGTGAGCGTCACGACCTCGGCAGATGGAACGTTCGGCAGTTGCTGCATGATGCTCGCGACGGACTTCATCACAGACCTCCCAGATTTTCAGCCCAGCTGGTGTCGTCGAAATCTGGCGCCTGGCCTTGGCCTGCCGCCTTGACTCGCTCCCGCTTGACCCACTGCATCAGGCGATAACACCAGCCATGCGCCGAATCGACGGTGCCTGGCCGGGCAGCATAGAAACCCTTGAACGATCGAATTGCCGCATCCGGCACTGAGTCGGCGGGGATGCCGGCGATTGCGATCTGGTCGGCCAAGGCTTTGGCGTTTGGCTCCCATGCGGCGAACATGGCGAAGCGCTGGTTCGGCGATGGGCACTCAGCGGCGATGAGGTCCTGCTCGGCAATCTCAGCGGCCAAATCGCGCTGCAGCTGCTCTTCGGTTCCTTGATGGTTAAGTGGTGTATTGGGTGCAGCTGCTGCACCCCGTTCTGCGTTTTCCTGCACCCCGTTCTGCTGTGAGCTGCACCCCGTGCGGTTATCTGCACCCCGTTCTTTACGGGGTGCAGCATTTGCACCCCGCTTGAGCTGAAGGTCGTACACCACCGGGCGGCGGTCACGGCGGTCAATGTAGGCAGCCGCAATGGCCTGATTGCCCTCGGCAATGAAGCCCGCCTTCTCCAGCTCATCCAGCTTCAGGCGGACGGTGCGCTCGGAAAGACCGGTGTCGTCTGACAGGGTCAGCGCGGACGGGAAAGCACCACGACCATCGCTACCGGCATAGTTAGCCAGGCACAGCAGCACGTGCCGGGCAGCAGGGTTTTCGAGGGAAGCCTTCGGCAGTGCGAGAGCCCATGACATTGCTTGAACACTCACTGAGCGGCTCCAATGTTCTTTTCAGCCAGATAGGTCAGCCCTTTCGGTGTTATGAGGGGTTGGTATGCGGCGCGATCGGCACCGGTCTCGGCGTCGGGCTTGAGCTCCGTTACCTTGTGAACCATCAAGCCTTTGGTAATCCGGGGCTGATAGGCGGTCCAGCGCCTGGAGCCACCGCGATGGAAGATCCAGCGATGGGCTTCAAGCCAGGCGAAAAGCTGGTTGGGGGAAACCTGCAGATGCTTCGCAGCGTCACTGATGCAGATCGAGCCGCCAGCGGCCGCGAGGCGATTGATTGCAGCGACCTTGGGCGCCTGATGGTCAACCATCATCTGGAGGCGCTGGCTTTCCTTCGCCTGATCAGCTGCAACCTGAAGCGCTTCCGCGTAGTTGGCCGGGATGCGAAGACGGCCAGCGGCCTGATCTTCTAATTCCTGCCAGCGGTCTACGAGTCGCGCGGTGAACTCCGGGCTGAGCTGGGCAACGACGACGAAGCTGTCACGCTTGCACAGGTGGTAAACAGACTCAGTACGCGGACGGCCCAAGGAGTCATTGTTTTGTTCGTCCCCCATTGGGGGTTGGACGATCGTGCCGCGCTGGACAAGGCGGTCGATGGATTGCTTGACCTTGTCGTGACGAGAATTGAGCAGGTCCGATATCTCACGCGACGACATGGACTGACGCGTCATGTTCTGCCGCATTGGGAAAACTGACGAATCAGTGGTCCTATTGCTCTGGGTGTTCGTGGTGTGCATAATCGGACCTCACAAGTGTTGTTGAAGAAGCCGGTCTAGCCACCGGCTTTTTTATTGCCTGCGATTTAGGCTGCCTTGACCGATGCCTTAAGCACGTCCAGAGCCTTCTCCGCCTCGGCGATCTCTCGCATGATTCGCGCACGCTCCATCTGGTCAACGCGGCCGTCAGCCATGGCGCGATGCGTCTCAACGGTCACTTCCGAAATTTCGAGGGCGACGTGCCCTAGCGCTTGGTGAACGTCGATAGCCACAGGCTGCTCTTTCGCTACCAGGTCGAAGTTGAACCCGGCGGCCAGCGCCAGAAGAGGACGCATGTCCTGGGTGTGGAGCAGAATCCCGAAGAGGTGCTCGATGGTCAGGTGATGGGCGGCGTTGTCCGGGTTGGAACGCTGCAGGAGGCTCACATGGGCAAGACACATCTTTCCGGCCAGCTCCTCTGCCCCGCTCTCTTTCACCGTCGTGTGGCAGGCCCGCAAGAAATCCTCCATTCGTAAATCCTCAAGCTTGTTTCAGTGGCTGCGTGCCAGCACGCGTTGCAAAATGTTTCTGCCGAACAGAACAACGGGGAAGTGGGCTCAAGCCACCATCTCTGCCCAAGGAAAAGCGGGACAGAGGGACTCTTTCTTGAAAGCACCCCCGGTCAGATCTTCAGCCCGCTTGGCAATGACAGGAGACATGCCGTGCTTACCGCGAACCCAGCCAGAAACGGTGCTTTGATCGACCTTCAGCTTTACGGCTGTGACCTCTTGCGTGCCGAAGTGGGCAACGAGGTCCTTGAAAATAGTGTTCATGCTGCCCCTCCGTATGTGAATACCCATATCGTAGATCATAGGGATACCACTTTGCAACGATATGGGTGCGCCAGTAATAATCGGGGCATGGAATATAAAGAACGCATCAAAGCCGCGCGGCGGCATGCTGGACTGACTCAAGCGCAGCTTGCCAAGCTCGTGGGCATCGATCAGGCGTCTATTTCGGACCTTGAGCGGGGACGGTCTCAGCGCTCTTCGTACAACGCCTCCATCGCGAAGGCGTGCGGTGTATCGGCTATCTGGATTGAAAGCGGCGCCGGATCAATGGCTGGGGATGCTGGAGAGCCATCGAACGTTAAGGACATCGTCCAGCCGGAGATGCTGTACCGCTACCCGGTAATCAGCTGGGTGTCTGCCGGATCTTGGGAGGAAGCAGTACAGCCGTACCCAGATGGTTTCTCGGATCGCTATGAAGTCTCGGATTACGACTCC